TCATGGTCGAAGTCGTTGCTAGTGCGAGCGGCTATTTTATTAAGTCCGGGGTAGAGAATACCGCCGAACGGCTTAAAGAGCGCAAACACAATAACGATGACGATATGAAAGATGTAATTTAGGGGGTGTGTGATGAAAATAACTTCTAGGCTCGGCGTCTTGCTTGCCAAGATTGCCGGAAGGGAATCCAGCCTTGAACATATGGTGCCTCCTTGGGCTACAAATGCAGAAGAGGAATTGATGCTCGAAATTGCCGATAGAGTCGATGGACTAGAGTCTGCATCTGTGCCCGAAGTTGAGACCGAAGACAAAGGTAAATATCTCCGCGCCAACGAAACCACGGGCGAGCTCGAATGGGCTGAAGCCGGTGGCGGCGGCGGTGGCGGCGGCGGAAGCGATTTGCCGCCAGTAACTAGCGCAGATTTAGGGAAATCGCTTATGGTTGGACGCGGCACTGGTACAACTTCTGTTGTCGCGCCGGAACAAACAATAACGATAGAGGAACAGTACGCGGTTATTCCCAACGCGACCCTTACCAATTGGGTTGTCGGCGCCACTGCGATTGTCACACTTGATGGAAGCACATACACTGGAAGCATTTTAGATTACGGCACTGAGGTGGCCGTTGAATTTGACGAGGGATACCTCGGCGTCCTTGATGGCTCACTCACATTAGCATCAGCTCCAGGAACACACACAGTAGCGGTTAGTGTAATTAATTATGCATTCAATTGGGGCGCAGATTATCCGTATTTCCAAATTACTACCGAGGGAACAATATTTGATCAGACCTGGCAGGATATCAGCGATGCAATACTCGTTCATCACAAAATACCGTTCGTTGTATTGTCTAACGGGCCGGGTTCACCCTCGGGTATATCGCCTGTTACGGCGGTGTATTATTCCGCAGACCTGAACAAATTCTGTGTTGACTGTGTGGGCTCCTTCGATGGTTCTATAAGCCTCGCAACCTATAAATGCGCAACGCCCGCGGATTACCCACAGGCCACAATAACATAATAACCGATAGGAGATGATTACCATGGTTGATTCTGAGATCGTTCGATATACAGTAAGCGTGCTGGTCGGTATCGCCACGGCGATTCCCCTTATTGCCACGCTTATTAAATACATTAAGAAGTCCGTCCAAGAGAAAAACTGGGGCGCCCTCATGGGACTTCTTTCCGACCTTATTGCCGAAGCCGAGGGTCTGTTCGCTACGGGCGCAGAACGCAAGGTATGGGTAATGCAGATGATTAAAGCGTCTGCGAGCGCCCTGCATTATGAATACGATGAGGACAGCATTAGTGACTTGATTGACGCGCTTGTGGCAATGACGAAGGTTGTTAATGTTGACTCGAAGGAGGCGTAAGATGAAGATTACTTCGCGTCTTGGAGTGCTTCTTGCTAAGATAGCGGGCAAGGAAGATAGTCTCGACCGTATGGTTCCTCCTTGGGCAACCAATGCGGAAGAAGAGCTTATGCTCGACATTGCAGACAGGGTAGATGGGCTTGAAGCCGGTGCCGTACCTGAAGTTGCGACTGCCGACAAGGGCAAGTTTCTCCATGCTAATGAGGATACGGGTGCGCTTGAATGGGCAGAGGCCGGCGACGGCGGAGGTTCTGGTAGCGGTAGTGGCGTGCTTATTGTCGGATTCCAGGAAGTCGATGGGCAAATGGCGCTCGACAAGACATGGTCGGAAATAACTACGGCGGGGTTTGCCGTGGTGCCAGTTACAGAGACATATAGTAGTCCCGGTAATACAGGTTTCGCTACGGCTGTTGCCTTGATGAGAGGCTATGGGTTCCTGCAAGAAAAATACTTTATTGAGTTTGCAATGCAAGGATCCGAAGATCTATGGGACTTTGCAACTGACGTAGAAGATGGATATCCAATATATACTGAAAACCCAGACGCAAATCCCACGGACCCAACAAATCCTGAGGGCCCAGTGGCATGATTTAATCGAGGTGTAATATAATGTACGAGTGTTTTCATTGCTTGTCGCGCTCTGTGGTCTGGGATAACGACTACACGTTCGACGACTACGGATACGAGGGCGAGGGTATCGTCCACGAGTGTCATTGCGCGAATTGTGGAGCAATGATTACATACATGATTCCGTGCGAAACGGAATCAGATGTTGAGATTTTCTCCAATAATTGCAGTAACATTGCAATTACTGGAGAATAACCATCGGCTATTTATGAATTTTAGCCTATGATTACAATAGGGCTGCCACACCTCTGCTTGCATGTGGCCCACGGCAGACATTTTGTAAACAGGTATCGCCCGGGCAGTATCTGTTTGGAGCACCCCGCGTGTAGCGGGGTGCTTTTTTTTGCGCCTCACTATTGTTAATCAAAAGCTAAAAAAAAATAAGATGCGTTTATAACAGCATCGTTTTCACGGTGTTCTTATAAAAGCATCTTACATCAATCGCTAATATATTGGCAAAAATCGGGCTTAATCTCCGATATGTGCTCATATTTTAGCACACTCATAACTTATATATATCACATGATAATGCGAAGTACAGGATCAAACGGGATTAAGACAGTGCTTACCATGTCCTAATCAATTGTCGTAAAAGTGTCGTAAATTCGTGTGTGGTTTGATTTAGAAAGTCCCGCAATCCATTGATACGCAACGGCTTGCTGACACGGTACAACATTTATCACATAAATCAGTGTATTATCGCGTTACCTTTGTGTCGTATCGTTACTTATCGTATCAAAGCGTGTCAAAACGTTACTCTTGCAACGTGTTGAGGATTCATTACAATTTGGCATATCGTTGCTTATCGTGTCAAATCGTTACAAATCGTGGCGGGTTATTTGTCGTACGGAGTGTCGTAAAATATACAGCACGTGCATAATTCGGAAAATGTGCAATTTTTGCACCTGATACGCCCGGAAAATGTGCAAAAAAATCGTACGAAATTTCCCTATCCAATCTTCATCTTGCCCTCGAGGTTGTAGAACACTTCAGCCTTCTTTTCCATCGTGGCTTCGGCGTAGATATCCATTGTGGTCTTGACGCTGCCGTGCCCCATGATTTCCTGTATGACCTTGATATTCGACTCGTTCTCGCAGAAGCGAGTGCAGAACGTGTGTCGCAAATGGTGGGCAGAAATTTCCGGCAACGGATTGTCCTTGTGTGACGCATTGTATGCGACAACCACTCGCTTGATGACTCCGTGCGCGTAGGAGGGCAACATAGCGTGTCGAGTCTGCGTCTGGAAGATAAAATTCGAGCATTTGTCGATTTTGGTCATGGTCGCACCGTGTGCCATCTGATACTCTTTTTCACGCAGAAGCGCCAGCCTGACCTCAGCAAGCATCGGAATGGATCGGACGCTAGAACGTGTCTTGGGTGTATCGATGTGCGGTGTGCGCTTCGTCTCACCCTTATGCCTGCAGTACGTCAGCGTATGCTGGACGTTGATGACGTTCTTCTGGAAATCGATATCATCCCACCGCAATGCCAGACACTCGCCTATGCGCATCCCCGTGCCAAGCAATACGGTAAAGAGTACCGACCACCGTGAGAACTGCGCCGACGATGATACGAAGTCCACCAAGGCGCTCTGCTCTTGCACGGTTAGCGCGCTGCGTCTGCCGTACTCCCACGAGCAACTGCGCTTGAGGTCTTTGACCACACCGTCTGTTGGGTTAAGTCTGATGTAGCGATTCTTAACGGCGGCATCGAACATCTGGTGTATCGTGCCCTGGATGACTCTGACCGTGCCGGCCTTAACTCCACGCTCCAGCATACCAACGTACATTCTCCTGATATCGTCGTACCTCACTTTGACCAAGGGCTTATTCCCAATGCACGGACTAACGAATTTGCTGTACTGGTACTCGTACTGGTTGCGTGTCGTTGCCTTGAGTTCAAATCGACCGTCAATATACGACCGCCAATATTCGTCCACCGTAGTGTGTGCTATACCAAATGAGTTGATGCTATCCTGCAAGTCGCGCAGGATTTTATCTTCCATTTCGCGTAATGGTGCTGTTTCTTTTTTATTGGGTGGTGCTTTGTCTGTGCCGACAAGCCTCCAACTATAAATGGTTCGCCTGATCCCTCCTGAGTCTGTGAACTTGAATTCGTATCGACCGTCTGCTCGCTGAGACTCGCCCACGCGGAGCAGACGGCCCCTGTTGTCTCGTCTCTTTTCTGACATATCAGTTCCTTTCAGAAAAGGACATGGTAAGCCAAATTAGTATACCACGCCCTCATATAAATATCAATCAATACGTCCACATCCGTCGAGGTATTCCTCGAATCGCTTTCTCTTGACGAGTTGGCGCCTTCCGTTCCATGCGGAGTATTTTCGCTCCATATCCCGGTCGAGAATTTCGCGTAGTTTATGCTCGCCGATACCGAAATAACTCGACGCCTCGGAAATGGTGAGTAAGTATTTTTGCCACACTGGGCACTGATCTTCAGCCATTATTCTCATCCTGTCTATTCTAGGTAGATTTCTAGGTAGTTTACTAGGTAGATTTTTTGATTTTCATCAATGTTACCGGGTTAACTCGCAATTATTGGGGACTGCGCCTACGCCTTTCGCCTAATAGTTATAGTCATAGTGCTAATATCCTTAGCTGTTTTGGCATTATCCGGCCATTGAACTTCGTCAATGTACCAGTCATCCTTATTGACCTCTAATACGGTCTTGTCCCTCATGGCTATTTTGTAGCACTCATCGTCGTTTATTTTGTAGTACATTATATCCACCCATACTCAGTGCGGGCGGGCGAAATGCCCGCCCGCTTTTTTTTTATCTGTCTGTCGATCCAAACCCGCCGTTGCGAATCGAGGTCACATCGTCGTAGTCGCAAAGTCCGTATGGTAGGAATATGCCCTGCACGATTCCGTCTCCACTCCTAATGCTAACGGTCTTATCTCCCTCGTTGCATAGCTTGATAAAGATATGTCCCTCGTTGTCGGAATAGTAGTAATCCTGGTCAATGATGCCGACGGTATTGGCAAGTCTCAGCTTGTACTTAAACCCCAGTCCGCTTCTCGGCACGATGGCGAGGAACCATCCGTCTCGCATATTAACTCGAATGCCGGTCGGTATTTTGATGGACTGACCCGCTTCGATTTCAAAGTCAAACGGAGCGTCGAAGTCGTATCCCGCAGAACCAGCGGTAGCTCTCGTGGGTAGCGCCAATTCGTCGTAGCACTTATGCATCAGGGTGTGAAAATCGATTTCTGCCTCGGGACTGGTCGCGTTGAAACCGCACACGTCCTTCATGGCGCCATAGAACTGGTCAAAGCTCACCTTTTCAAAACGTCCTATTGTCATTCGCATTCCTCCTCGTCGAAGAGCGACATCTGGCCATGAAGCTGTTGATTGCTTTGCAGCCTCTCTTGCTCGCGTCGCCATTCCTCTTCTTCCTCGTCGGCTGCTCTTTGTTCCATCATTTCTTCGTACTCCCAATCTTCGCGGGAGCGGAAGATGATGTCATTGCGGTCGGAGAGCCAGCTAAACTCCCAGTTGACTATGTAGAGCTGTTCTTCCATGGTAATCATAACCGCGCTGTGATTGTCGAGTAGGATTTTGGCGATATCGCACGCCTGCTCAAATGTGGATACGGCGATTTCATTTGTGGGTAAATATCTCATTGCAAACTCCTTATTTTCCCGAGCTGGTTTTTATGTACAGCCCACATCGGCAAACACCCTCGTCCATCTCGCGAAACTCCTTGCATGGGCATTTGGTATCTGCGTTTCTGACAAGGCTACAGGGGCAGAAGCCCCCATTAGCCTTAACTTGCTTTCTAACCATAGACGCATAATCTCTGTCTGGATTCTCTGTGATCATTTTGAACTCCTTTAGCAGATTATCTTTGCGTGCTGGTTGTCGCTGGCAAGCTCCACCCCGAGAATTGGGTCAAAGTGCGGAGCCTGACCCGGCACGTATCTGCCGAATTTTACAATGATATTATGAAACATCTGCAGGGCAGCGATTTTACCCTTGATTTCGTCTGGGTTATAACCGGTGTAGATAATGACTGGATGGTTGACACCAAACTCAAAACGCAGTTTGGAAATAAAGTTGAACATCTCTGTGAACTGGTCGAACGGTTCAAGCCCTCCAAAAACAATTGCGCTTGTAATCGGGTTGTTGAGATAGCGCAGGCACAAGTCTACATCAGAGATAGCAATGTCTGGTGCTGCGGCCAGGGTGTGATTCTGGCAACACTCCGCCCCGTTATCCCTTTCGCACTTAAAATCGCATCTTGCCGTGCATATGTACATGGATGGACGCCTATAGTTGACGAAATCTTCGTCTGTGATTCCCTTAACTATCATTGCATCACCCCATCTCGCGACAGTACATTCATCCATTTGCGCCTGTCAAACTCTTGTTTGCGGATTTTTTGATAACTGCTGATGGGGGTGTAGAATCCGACCACACGAGCATATGTGTCGGCTATCGGTTCGCCGCATACCGGACAATGCGTCTCGCCGATAAAGGCGTGTTTATGCCTACAGACACTAATTTTGGTGGTGAATGCGAAGTATATCACACCTTGCGACGCCACATAATTAAGCATTTCCCAAGCGGCGTCTTCGGACGGGAACCGGTTTTCGATGTTGATATGTGCAATGCAGCCTCCACCGCACTGCTTATCGAATAGAGACCCAAGACGGCACTTCTCCTGAATCGTACACTTCTCCATTAAGGGCAGCCACTGGTTGCTGTAGAGCATATACTTGTCCTGCTCAAACAGCAGGTTGTCCGCCTGACAGATAACGCCGGCGCAATTCTCTGCGGGGATCATTTCGATATTAAATGAGAAGTCGCACTCGAAGTTGTCCTTGACATCGTTCATTGAGTAGAGTATCTCGCTGGCAAAGTCAACGGCCTCGTCCGAGTAGCTCTTATATCCGAGGTCGTCAGTATTAATCAGCCCAAACAAATCCATAACCTCATACATCCCAATACCGCCGATGGTGCAGAATTGTTTGTCTAGCTCCACCGCGCCGTCCTGATAATTGGGCAGAAGTCCCTTTTCGATATTACGCTTAATAATGTGACGCATTGCGGTCAGTGCTTTGCAGTCTAGCATAACCCTGTCTCGCAAAATCTTGATATATTTCTTTCTGTCCATACCGCTTTCGTACGCAATACGAACAAGGTTAATGGTACTAACACGACACGAACCCACAGACAGCGCTGTACCACCAATGGAATTGATGAATGCGTCAAGCTTCTGCGTATCGCTTAAAAGCCTGCAGCAATTTGACAGCACTCCAACGTTATCGCTCACGAAGAAGTTCGAGTCAGACCACTTGATGTTGTGTGCCGAGCACCATCTGGCAAATTCTTCGTCCTCAAATCTACCGTCTTTATACAGGAGAGAATACGTTAAGACCGGGAAAGTGAACATATTCTCGTTTCTGATGTCGCTCACAACATCCATGAATATCTTCTGACATTCAACCAGCTCTTCGATATGATCGATTGCGAAAGATCCGTCTGGGAACTCCATGCCACCAAACAGTGCTTCCATGTACGGGTGGTCGAAAATCGACACGTTAGTAAAGGCTGTTTGGTCGATTCTCAAGAACGGCTGGTTAAGCCTATAGATGAGTTTCTGGAACTGCTGTTTGAGATAGTATTCCGGGCTTTTCATGTAATATCCAGTCTCGACGTCTTTCTTCCAGAAGTACCACGCCCAAATCAGCACATTGGGTAAACCCACAGCGCCGCTCTGACGGTTAGATAAGAAGCTAACGAACTCTATCACATCGTCAAAAAATGTGGTGAGGTGTTTCGGTCCCTGGTTGTTATAATCGGACAGGAAGAACAAGCCCTCGTTCGCAAGTCTTGTGAGGTCGTTAGCCCAGCAATACGGAAAGTAGCTGGCGGTAGTGCTATCATTGAGATAGAAACCACGGCTGAATTCTTGTTCGAGCCACTGTTTTGCTGTGCGTAAGCCCCACATCTTCTTGATTTCCATGAAAATCTTATTGAGAGCGAAGAGTTTGTCTTCGCTCTTGCCTTTTTCAGTCATAAAGCTCCTAATGTCTTTATGATTTGCGTTTGCGTTCGGATCGATACTGGAATCCGCCAACGTATCTTTATCTACGAAGTTGTCTATAAACTCCGAAAAATCTAACTGGCTAGGATGCAACCCGTTAAGATACTCGAAGTCAGTTCCGTATTTGTTTTTAAGCTGGTCAAGATAGCGTTCAAAATCCGTGGAGAGTTTTAATCTAATTTCCATTTGTTCTCCTCATTGGCTGTTGACCCATTTGACAGCGTCGCTGAATCCTAGCACCTCCGTACCAGTGTCAAGCATTGGTACTTCCGTCATGCCCATGGCTCTCATCTCTGCTTCCGAGTC